CGAGGTTTTTTTTAGACTGAATATCCGTCTGGACATTCAAGCCCCAAAGTTCGATGATGGACGGCAGCACCTGGTAGATGGAGAAGGTGGAGAAATTGTCGAGCCATTCCTCCGGCGTATCCGGGATGCTCGGGTCGGCGTGCTTCGCCATGACATAGGCGATGTTCTCGAACATTTCCAGCGAGAACATGTCCAGGTTAGATTCCTGCTCGCTGCTATCCCCGACAGCCTTTTCCAGCGCCCGGAGGTCTTTGTAGATGTCGCGGTGGAATTTCACGCGGTAGATGCGCGGGATGGCGGCGGAGGCGCGGAAAGCAACCTCCTGGCCGTCAATCACGATTTTCTTCATCAGCCCCATTAGCCCTGGCCTCCTTCATCGTCACTGGAATTGCCGCTGTCGTCGTCCCCGGAAATATCCGGCAGATACACGGCGTCATACCAGCCGTCATATGTGGCCTGGGTCGTGGTGTCGGACGTGCGGGCCTTCACGCGGCCATCCGGCAGCGGAGCCGCGTTGATGGAAAGGCTCTCGGTCTTGACCTCAATCTCCTCCTCGTTGGTAGAGGATTCGATGGTGGGCCGGGTCGCGGTGCAGTAGTACAGGACGTGCCGGATACCGTGCTTGTCGCCGTCGAATTCGAACAGCAGCGCGAAGGGCTCGGTTTCCACGTTGGCGTCCTCCATGAGCACCCCGTTGTCGTCCAAGGTCTCTTTGAGAATCTCCTGGTGGAATTCGTCCGTCACGAGGGCCAGCTCCAGGTCGCCGTCATAACCCTGGTTGTTGGAGATCGTGTAGTAGGCATAACCGTCCGCGTAGAATACGGAGGGCTCGCCGTTGGGATCAAGGGACAGCGATACCGCGCCGGGCATCGCCTTCGGCGTATCAAACCCGATTGCGCCGGTTTCGGCGTTCTTGGTCTGCTTGGCGTAGTGGACGTTCTTGATATTGAATTTGACCTTGTTCTTGGCCACAGTCAGTTACCTCCTACTTCAAAAGAATAGAGAACCTCGTACAGTCGCTCGCTTTCGATCCATACCTCGGATTTCTCATAAAAAAGGCCGTGCCGATCCAGCACGGTTTCCAGCCGGGTTTCCAGTTCCGGGTCTTTGAGGTCGGTGTACAATTCCATGTTCACCTGATTGATCTTGAAATAGACCCGGCCATCCGCTCCGAAATTGTCCGACCCCGGATAGAGAAAGCAGATGAAGGGCGGGTCGGGCGACTCGCCCTCAGCGAAATGGTCGTAAGCGATGGGCAGGCTGGTTTCTTCCAGCATTTCCATGAGTTCATTGTGGGTCATTTCAGCGCCTCCGTGATTTCCCGTTCCAGCTGCGCTATGCCGTGCTGTTCTGCTGGAGCGATATGCGGCCTCCCGGCGACGCGCCCGCCGTTGCGCTTGGCGTGGCCGTTTTCGAGAAGGTGCGCTATCATGTACCGCTTCGGAGAGTAGACCGTCACTTCCAGGACGTTAGCGTTCTCCCGCGTTTTCTTCGTGCGCCAGCTTTTCTTGTAGGTGCCGCGACGCACCGGCGCGTTGGCGGAGATTTCCTTTCGGACGGTCTTGCTCGCGTTCGTCACGGCGGTCTTCATGCTGTGGGTGGCAAGGTCGGCGTATTCCCGCAGGCCCCGCATGACGGCGTCGGCCAGGCCATCCACGCCCACATTCTGATCCGCCATAGCGTCACCTCTCCCGCAGCCGGGTATGGAGTTTCCGGCTGTTATGCCGGAAACCCATGTCGTCGATATTGAGAATGTCATAGGCGCGGTCTGCCAGCAGCACCCGGTATTGCTTGGAATTGATCGCCGCCGTTTCCGAGGAATATCGGACGGTTATATCCAGCCTGTCCGCCTCGTGGGTCGTGCCCGCCTCGGCGGTTTCCTCGGCGCTCTTGCCGCTCGCTACAGCCGTCGCCCAGCAGGAGAAGTAATCGCTCCATGCGGAGATATGGTTCCCGTTATGATCCGTCACGGGCGCGTTCTTCTGGATCGTGATTCTCACGCGCAAACCGGCAATGTTCATCACACCACCCCTTCCCGGACGGCGAACAGCAGCGAGCGGAGCATGATAATGAGGTTGTGATGGTCGGCGTCCTCACGATGCTCGAAAAGATACCCCAGGGCATACATGACGGCCACCTTGACGGTTTCCCGGACGGTATTCAGCTCGACCTCGGTATACCGCTCGGTTTCCGCCGCGTCGGAGTCAATGTCGGCCCATTGCTCCGGCGACAGGCGGGCCACGTCCATGCACAGCCTTTCGGCAGAGGATAGCAGGCTGCCGACCACCGTGTCCTCGTCCGCCGTATCCACGCGGAGATATTCCTTTGCTTCATCGAGCGTTATAAGAGCCATGATCGGTCAGCCTCCTATTCACGGGATCAGGCGCTCTTCATTTCGAGCACCTTGATGGCCTCGGGGAGAATAACCTTGCCGTCCACGCGCTCGGACGCCAGGAAACCGACCTGGCCCGTGGGCGCGTAAAGCTCGTTGAGGCGCTTGAAGGAGCGGCCCTGACGATCCGCGACCCAGTAATAGCCCAGGTCGCCAAACAGGATAGTCTTGGCGCTGGCGGCGAGCTCCGGCATGAAGGTGGAGGTGTACAGCGGGCGGTTCAGCAGGCGGTCGGGCTGGCCCGCCTGGACGCTGGGCTGCCACAGGTAGTCGCCGTTGTTGTTCTTCAGCTTGCGGATCGCCTTGATCGTGGAGTCGTTCATCACGAACACGGCGTTCTTCCGATAGGGAGCCCGCAGGGAGTAGAACAGATCCATGATCTCGTCCATCGGGATGGCGGTGGCGCTGGCGGCGGTCACGCCGGTTTCCGCGCCGCCCGTAGCGGCCAGCACGCCCAGGGGCTTGCCGGAGCCGTCGCCGGTAAAGAACGCTTCTTCCTCGGCGGCACCGATGCGGCGGGCGAATTCGCGGGCGATATACGAGGGCATGTCGAAGACGCTGTCGTTCAGCAGTTCCTCGGAAATCTTGATCATCGTGGCCAGCTTGTAAGCGCCGATGGATACCTGGCCGAAGGCGTCGTCGCTCTCGGGATACTGGCCGCCTTCGTCGATCCAGGCGGCGGTGCCATGGCTCGCCACGACGGGAATCTTGCGGTCGCCGGAGCTGGTGGTGATGACGTGGGCCAGGGAGCGGAAGATGTTCTGATCCTGCAGGGCGTCGATCAGGGTGCGCTGGTACTCGTCCGGCACGAGATAGCCGCCCTCGGAGTCAGTGCCGATGGTCAGCGCATTGTAGACCTCGTGGGACACGGACTTGGCCCGCATCGCCCGCCAGAAGTTCTCCCGGTATTCGTCGGAGGCGCGACCCTTCTTCTCGGGCTTGTTGGCCTCGGCGTTCACCGTGGCGTCCGGGCGCGTGGTGATGGCGCGGTTGACGGGCAGATTCATCTCGGCGTCGATGGCAGCCTGGCGCTCCATGCGCTCGACCTCCTTGCCGAGGTTGATAACCTCGTCCTCCATCCTCTGGTAGGTGGCGCTGTCCTCGGCGGTCATGGTGCCGTCCTCGGCGCGGTGGGTATCCAGGAATGCCTTGGCGGCATCCCACAGGCGGGCGCGGCGAGCGCGCATTTCAAGAATCTTAGTCATGTGGAAAACCCTCCCATAAAAGTTGATATTTAATGAGCTGCAGCTTCGGATCATCGTCCGAAACAAAAACACGCGAGGCGTCCGGCTTCGGAGGCGTCGCGTTTACAGGGTCGGTCTGTTCAGGCTTGTCACGCTCCGGCATTCGGGCGCGGAGCTTGTCCATCAGGCAGTTGGTGACGGCGCGGCGGGAGAAGGTGAAGCTATCCTCCGGCGCGTCCAGCCCGGCGTTCGGCTGGTAAGCGATTTCATCACAAAAGCCGAGTTCCAGGGCCTTCTTTGCGTTCATCCAGGTTTCCCCGTCCATCAGGTGGGACAGGCGAGCGCGGGACATTCCCGTCTTGATCTCATAGGCGTTCAAGATGCTTTCCTTCACCTCGTCCAGCAACTGGATCGCCTTGCGCATTTCCTCACTGTCGCCCATAGCGACGGTCAGGGGGTTGTGAATCATCATCAGGCTTACCGGCGTCATAATGACTCGTGTCCCGGCCATAGCGATAACGCTGGCCGCGCTCGCGGCGATGCCGTCCACCTTGACGGTAATGTCGTGCGGGTAGTCCATCAGCATGTTGTAGATTTGCGCCGCCGCGACGCAATCGCCGCCCGGCGAGTTGATCCACACGGTTATCGGGCCGTCCCCGGCGAACAGCTCCTGCCGGAATACCTTGGGCGTGATTTCATCATCGAACCAGGATTCCTCGGCAATCGCGCCTTCCAGGCGCAAGGTGCGCTCCTGGGGATTGCCTTCGTTCCGCACCCAATTCCAGAACCGCTTCATGTATCAGCCTCCTTTGGGTTGGTCGACGGATCACCGGCGAAAAGCCCGGCGTCCTCCAATTTGGTCATGTTCCCGTTAATGAGGTACAGATCGCCTCCGGCCTCTGCCGGAATGCGGTCAAGGTTCTCCAATTCCCGGATGTCGTTGGCGCTCATCCAGCCGTTCTGCCGAGCCACGGCGTAACCGTTCATCCTCGACTGGTAGTCGCCCCGCAGCAGGCCCTCAACATTGAACCGGGCGAAATACCGGGCCTTCTCCGAGGGCAGCAACAGTGTCCTATGGATCGTCTGCT